TTTAACCGCTCCCATGCTGTTGCTTACTCTATGCTTAGTTATTATACTGCTTGGCTTAAGTTTTATTATCCACTTGAGTTCATGTTTTCGATTCTTAAAAATGAAAATGACAAGGACAAAAGAACAGAGTACCTGATTGAGGCTAAGAGATTAAAGTTAAGTATTAAGCTTCCACATGTCAACGAGTCTGATGTATTCTTTTCCTTAAAGGAAGACTCAATTAGATTTGGTCTTGGAGAAGTAAAGTTTATTTCAGATAGTATCGCAAACAAAATTATTGACCAAAGACCATTTATTTCTTACTCAGAGTTTATTGACAAGGCTTCTAAAAAAGGTAGTGGAATCAATAGCCGTGCTATCTCTGCTTTAAATGCAATTGGCGGAGCGGCATTCCCAGACAATCCAAGAAGCGGAAATGAAAAAGATAGTTACTATGAGTATCTAGGTATACCTACATTTAACCTAGAAGGAATTCCACCACGTATTAAATCGCAAGCAAGACCAATTGAAGAGTTTGAAGACCTAGGATCATTTGTAATGTTTGGAATGGTTAAGTCAATCAAGCGTGGGAATGGCTGGGCACGTATTGAATTAGTAGATGAAACTGGATCGATTGGTTTATTCCATACAGAGCAAACTCAAATTGAGACGGGACAGATGTACTTTATCCTTGTAGGAGATAATAGAATTGCTCGCTATGTAAAGGTTAACGAAATGGATCCTGCGGGATCTAATTCATTTGTAGACTACTTATACAAAAAACAATATGACCTTGACGAAAACGAGTACATTGTAGTAGACTTTACTCCATATGTAACAAAAGCTGGCAAGACAATGAGTCACATAGTTCTTTCAAATGCACAGAAAGAATTGACCAGAGTAATTGCTTTCCCAACAATGTATAAGATGTCTTTGGCCAAGATGCGAGAAGGAATGAAGTGTAATGTTGTTCTATCGACTCTAGATGATGGAACCTTAATGGTAAAGGAAATAAAATGACACAAGATATAGAAGGCCTAGTAACTTCAATTAGTATGAACCAAGTATTGGTTGCTATTCTTGAAGAGCACGGTAAATTAGTTGTACCAACATTAAGGTTTTTAGACGCCAATGTTAGTAATAAAGAGTTAGTAATAGACTATGACGAGGAAGGCCCGTCATTTACTTTTAGTTTAAGGGATACAGATGCAGTCGGATCAGATTATAACTGAGTATGGCCTAGACGCTTTGTCTGCCATTCTTCATGAAATTGCAATAGAAAAAGGGTTTTGGGATGGAGAATATAGCCATGACAAAATTGGAAATAAACTAGCTTTAGTTCATTCAGAAGTAACTGAAGTGTTAGAAGCTATTAGAAAATCAAAAGGAAGCGAAAACATTGTAGAGGAAATAGCTGATGTATTAATTAGGATACTAGATGTTTATGCTGCAATGAGAAATGAAGAACAGGTATTGCATAGCCTAGATGAAATTCTAGAAAAGAAAATTAATATAAATAAGGAACGTCAAAGGCTTCACGGAAATTTATTTTAATGCTATACTATAGGAAAGAAAGAGTTAAATGACAATACAAATAGATAGCATATTAGCTAAATTAGATCCAAAAACAAGAGCAAGAGTTCAGTCTGCACAGGATGTACAAGTTGAAAAACAACTTACGCCTAGTATAGGATTAAACTTTGCTTTGCGTGGAGGATTGGGTTACGGCAGACAGGCTCTTGTATGGGGAAATAAGTCTGCTGGCAAGTCTTCTTTTTGCCTACAGATGATTGCTCTTGCACAAAAAGAAGGAAAGACCTGTGCTTGGATTGATGCAGAAGCTTCCTACGACCAGTCTTGGGCAGAAAAATTAGGAGTAGATTCATCTTCCCTTATTTACTCTCCAGCAAAAACCGTTAACGACATGGTTGATGTTGCTACAAAACTTATGGATGCGGGCGTTGATCTAATTGTAGTAGACTCAATCTCAGCATTACTACCTGCAATTTATTTTGAAAAAGACGGAAATGAAATGAAAGATTTGCAAGACACTAAGCAAATCGGCGCTGAAGCAAAAGATATGACCCACGCAGTCAAGATGTTAAACTATGCAAACAAAAACACACTACTTGTTCTTATCTCACAACAACGAAATCAGTTTGGATCTATGCATGCTAGTCACATCCCCACGGGTGGCATGGCAGTCAAGTTCTTCTCTTCCACAGTCATTAAACTATGGTCGTCTGAAGCTGAGGCTAACGCTATCAAGGCTGGCATTAAAGTTGGCGACAAGATTATTGAACAAAGGGTTGGCAGGCCAGTTAACTGGATTATTGATTACAACAAGCTTGGCCCCCCAAATTTATCGGGACAATACGACTTCTACTACCAAGGGGATATTCTTGGTGTAGATAGTGTTGGAGAAACTTTAGACGTTGCAGAAATGTGTGGCATTATAGAAAAAGGTGGCGCATGGTATACGGTAAATGGAGAACGTTTTCAAGGACGTGCAAAGGCTGTAGCATATTTAAAAGAAAATCAAGATGTTGTAGACAGCTTAATAGGAGAAATAAATGCCAGACATTAATGAGTTTCTTAATAAGCCTGAGAAAATAATGGCTACTGAGCTAGAAAAGTTTGACGGAATTAAACCTTGCTCTAAGTGTGATAAAAATTCTAACGCATACTACTGGGATGCAATTAATATGACTATATCTTGGGAATGTCCAGATGGTCATAAAAATTTGTATACGGTTGCTTAGTGTCAGAGAGATCAGAAGTAAAACGTGATGGTGCCAAGGCACAAAAGAATAGTGGCCGCGGTGATTATCAAAAAGGTGATGCTAAGTGGAATCAGTTCCTTGTGGACTACAAAGAAGCAAAGGCATCATTTAATTTAAATAAAGACGTATGGGCTAAAATCTGTACAGATACTTTTAAGGTAAGCAGAGATATGCATCCTGCACTTAAAATTATTATCGGTGAGGATTCCAAGGTTCGTCTTGGAATCATTGAGTGGTCAGTCTTAGAAGACTTGATCGCATTCTGGGAGGAAAATAAAAATGGCTAATCCAACAATTACAATAGTTGGCAGAGTAGGACAAGATCCAGTTAAGTTAAATGGAGGCGGAGTTAGACTACGTATCGTATCTAATGACCGTGTAAAGAATGATTCGACGGGCACTTGGGATGATAAAGACACATCTTGGTGGACAGTAAAGGCGTGGAAAAGTTTGGCGGAACAAAGCATTGCTACTTTAAAGAAGGGTCAAGAAGTAGTTGTTGTAGGAAAGATTTATGAAGAGACTTGGAAAGATAAAGAAGGCAATAGCCGCACATCCTATGATGTAAACGCAGATACAATTGCAGTAACAACATGGTCTTTATCAAAGAATGAATCTGTTGGATTTAATCAATCTCTTAAATCAGATTCATGGTCATCCTCTGCTAAATGGGACATTACGGAGTCTGAGGTTCCATTCTAATGAAAGAAATTATTTATACAACTCTAACTGGAGTGGCGGTAGGTGGAGTATTTAGTATATTCAAGCTACCTATTCCCGCACCACCAGTATTTGCTGGACTAATGGGAATTGTTGGTTTATGGATTGGTTACGCTATTATACAAAAGGTATATAGATGACTAACTTTCTTATGGGATTAATGATCGGCATAGTTATTGGATACGCAATGGGATTATTTGCAGACAAATGGGACAAGAAAATTAAAAATGACAGAAGATAAAAATACTCTTGAGCTTATTAGTAATATTACGGAGTTTAACGACCTGCATGATTTCATGAAGGACGAGCACCTAGATAAAGCTTTGGCAATTGTGGTAAAATTATTAATGAACCCAGATGTTCCTTCTGCAAAAGCCCCCCATTTAATTATGGAGCTTCAGGCAATGTCAACAAAGTTTGCAGTGCTTGCATCTGTATACTCTACAATTGCTAAGGATAAAGCTGGAACGGCAAACAATAATAAAAAGAATATATATTATTCTGTAAAAGAGTCCATAGACAAATTGGTTGATGCGCTTAAATATGTTGTGAGGTATAACTCCTAAATGGGTAGAGATATAGTAAAGAATCTAAAGTTTAAAAAGCATACGGGTAAATTCTTTGATCCAGAATTGTTTGCTCAACTGCTTGATGAGTCATATCGAAATACTAAACGTGCAGACGGAGAGATGACAAAGAAGTCATTTAGTCCAAGTTCCCTTGGGTACGGTCATGGCACATGCCCACGATATTGGTATATGGCCTTCTCTGGTGCAATGTTCATTGATGATAATGATGCAGTTGCAGTTGCCAATATGGCGCAGGGAACACAGGCTCACGAAAGACTTCAGAAACTTATCTCTACTATGCCTCAATTCAAAATGGAAGAAGAGGAGATTCTAAATGAATACCCACCTATCAGAGGCTTCATAGATTTAATTATGGAGTACGATGGCGAGACAGTCATTGGCGAAATTAAAACGGCTAAGCAAGAAGTATGGGATACCAGACAGTCTGAAATGAAACCTACTGCTAATCATATGCTTCAACTTCTAACATACATGAAGCTAAAGAATGCTAAAGAGGGATTCTTCCTGTATGAAAACAAGAACACCCAAGAGATATTAGTTATTCCAATTTCAATGAATGAAAGAAATACAAAGATTATTGAGGACACCTTTACTTGGATGTGTGAAGTTTGGGATAACTTTAAAGATGGGGATCTGCCTATGCGCCCAGCGGGTGCTTCAAAATCAAAGATGCCTTGTACATATTGTCCAGTTAAAAAGGAATGTTACTCTAAAGAGACACCAGTAGGTACAGTTCAGATTGAAAAGTTTGAGGTTCCTTCTGTATGATCTGCTCTAATTCAGAATGCAAAAAGGATTTTAATCCAAAGACTCATAATCAAAAGTATTGCACAGATGAGTGTTGCCGAATTGCCACTAACCGAAGAATTATGGAAAAGTATTATGAGCGCAAAGCAATTAGAAATGGTGCATTAAGGCCATGCGGTAGGTGCGGGCATCAGCTTAGCAGATACAACAAAGGGGACTTTTGTGCAACATGCGAAAAGAATATTAATCTGGAAAACAAAAGTAAACTATTTAGGATGCTAGATGACATTAGCTAGTTTAAAAAAGACTCAAGCCAACAGGGTACTAGGCATAGATGCCTCTACTAGCTCTATTGCTTTCTGCTTGATGGAGAATGATGTTCCATTAAAGTGGGGCAAGGTTAACCTTGTAGGAGAAGATATATATGAAAAGATTCACGATGCAAAAAATAAAATGCATTCTATGCTTGAAGAACTAAAATCAGATTACATTGTTGTTGAAGGCGCAGTGTTTGTGAAGTCTGCTGATGCTGTAATTAAACTATCATATGTTTATGGGGTTGTTATAGCAGAACTAATGTCTACTGGAGCAAAGGTTATTACAATAGCCCCGTCCTCTTGGCAGGCATACATAGGCAATAAGAATCCTACTAAAGAAGAGAAGCAAGCAATAAGAGCATTGAACCCAGGTTATGCTGACTCCTGGTATCAAAACAAATTAAGAAATATGAGGAAGCAGAGAACTGCTGACTACTTTAATACAAAGTATAATCTAAACGTACTGGATTTTGATGTTGCAGACAGTTTTGGTATTGCACATTATGCTAACAAGGTGCTGACAGAGCGATGAAGTTATATCAAAGTAAAGATTGGCTGCATAGAAGATATGTGGTTCAAAAGAAAACGGTAACAGAAATTGCTGAAGAGTGTAAAGTCTCTGCTATGACTATTCAGAGATATTTAGACCAGTTTGGACTAATTAAAAAACGATGAAGATCTATGATGGAAGTAATAGTCAAGCTGGGCAGGAGTCTTTTGTAATTGGCTCCTTAAAAGAAAAAAGAAACGGATACTATTTAGAAATAGGGGGCTATCACTCTAAAGATGATAGCAACACCTACTTGCTGGAAACACAATACGGATGGTTTGGGGCAGCGCTAGAAATAGATAAAGAAAAATCAGATGAATATAATTCAAATAGATCTAACGTATGTTTAACTGCTGATGCAACTACCTTTAACTATCTAGAGTATCTGGAAAACAATAATTTCCCAGAACGCATAGACTATTTACAAATAGATATTGAGCCTGCATTCCAATCTTTAAAGGCTTTAGAAGCCCTTCCCCTTGACAGATATAGGTTCTCTGTTGTAACATTTGAACATGACCTTTATGCAGATCAAGGCAACTTGCTGATAAAGGAAAAAGCAAAAGAGATATTTAAAAAGTTTAATTATGTTCTTGTAAAAGAAAATGTAGAGCACGAAGGCAAAATATTTGAAGACTGGTGGGTCGATTCAAATATATACAATGATATGGAGATAGTATGTTAAAGCCAGTATTTGAGGATGTATCTCAATTTAAATGCAGCGACTTATATTTAAAATCTGTGGGTGCTCCAGCAGGCAATAAGATCTGGGCAACCTGCCATGAAATTGCACATATGCTAATTGAAAAGAATATATCATATGGTAACTCGGCTTTAGAACCTGCAAGAATATTTTCAACGGCGGACTCAACAGAACAATTAAAAGTACGTATTGATGATAAATTAAACAGAGTAAAGAATAACCAAGGCTTTGCTGGAGACAATGATATTGATGATTTGATTGGCTATTTGGTACTATATAAGATTGCAAAGTCTAAATCTGATTGACATTTTAGTCGACTGAAAGTATAATATAGTAATGAGCGAAATAGAATTATCAGAGCATTTTGATAGAATGAATAGGGTGGTTGAAGAACTCCTTAAAGGAAGTACGCCTACCCAGATTGCCACTACTACTGGAATCCAGCGCAAAGAAGTGCTTGAGCTAATTGACGACTGGAAAGATGTAGTACATAATGATAGCAATATCAGAGATCGCGCCCGAGAGGCCATCTCAGGGGCCGATCAACACTACGCTATGCTTATCAAAGAGGCCTGGAAAACAGTAGAAGATGCGGATCAATCTGGCCAATTAGGAATAAAATCTGGCGCATTAAAGCTTATTGCAGATATTGAAACCAAAAGAATTACAATGTTACAGTCGATAGGCGTACTTGAAAATAATGAAATTGCATCACAAATTGCAGAGACAGAGCGCAAGCAAGACATTTTGGTTAGAATTTTAAAAGAGACTACATCAATATGCCCAAAGTGTAAGATGGAAGTAGCAAAAAGATTATCTCAAATCACTGGAGTAATTGAATCCGTTCCAGTAGAGGAAGCCGATGTCGTTTGATTTTAATGACCTTATCGACATGCTTGATGGAGAGGAGTTTGATGAAAAACCAGTCGATCTTAAAACGTTTGTTAGAAGTCCAGAATACCTTGGGCTTCCAGAACTTTCCGAATATCAGTACACGCTTATCGAAAAAAGTTCGCAGATCTATAAAGAATCAACACTCATCAAATTGTTTGGAGAAGAAGAAGGAAAAATAAGGTTTAAACAAACCGCTAATGAAGTAGTTGCTCAATTAGGAAAAGGATCGGGAAAAGATTACTGCTCAACTATTGCAACTTCATATATAGTATATTTACTATTGTGCTTAAAGGATCCAGCAACATACTATGGAAAGCCTCCAGGGGACAGCATTGATATTATTAACATTGCTATTAACTCACAACAAGCAAGCAACGTATTCTTTAAGGGATTTAAGACAAGAATTGAAAAATCCCCTTGGTTTGCTGGAAAGTATACAGATAAAGCTTCTGAGGTTAAATTTGATAAAGCCATTACGGTACACTCAGGACACTCAGAGCGTGAGGCCTGGGAAGGTTATAACGTAATTGTAGTTATCCTTGATGAGATCTCGGGCTTTGCAATTGAAAATACAACAGGGCACGAGCAGGCAAAAACAGGCGCAGCTATATATGATATGTACCGTGCATCGGTAGATTCTCGTTTCCCAGACTTTGGAAAAGTAATTTTATTGTCATTCCCTAGATATAAGAATGATTACATACAGCAAAGATATGATGCGGTGGTAGCTCAAAAAGAAACTATTGTTCGTGACCATAAGTTTAAAATGGATGAAGATCTGCCAGATGACACGCAAGGTAATGAATTTAGTGTTGAGTGGGAAGAGGACCACATAATCTCTTATAAGATTCCCAGGGTGTATGCTCTTAAGAGGCCCACATGGGAAGTAAACCCAGTAAGAAAGATTGATGATTTTAAAGTAGCATTTTTTACAAACCCTCTAGATGCATTGTCTAGATTTGCATGCATGCCACCAGACGCTGTTGACGCATTCTTTAAATCAAGAGAAAAGGTTGAGAAGGCTTTTAATAAAGGGCACCTTGCGGTAGATAATTTTGGTAGACTTGAAGATTGGTTTATTCCAGATCCAGACAAAGAGTACTTTATTCACGTAGACTTAGCGCAAAAGCATGACCATTGTGCAGTAGCAATGGGGCACGTAAACAAATGGGTAAACATTAAAGTTACCGATACATATTCTCAACCAGCACCTATTGTTGAGATCGATGCCGTAAGATTTTGGACACCAACAAAGGATAAGTCTGTAGACTTTACTGAGGTAAAAGATTATATTCTTTCATTAAAAACACGAGGATTTAAAATTCGTGTTTGTACTTTTGATAGATGGAACTCTCACGATATGATGCAACAACTAAAACAATACGGCATAAATACAGAAATTCTATCTGTTGCTAAAAAGCATTATGATGATATGGCAATGATCGTGGCAGAAGAAAGATTGTCTGGACCACATATACAATTGCTTATAGATGAATTACTTCAGCTTAAGATAATGAGAGACAGAGTGGACCACCCAAGAAAAGGTTCAAAAGACTTGGCAGACGCAGTTTGCGGAGCTATTTACAATGCTATTAGCAGAAGTAAGTTTGATACAAACGAAGATATAAACATCCACACATATGAATCTATGAGCTACGATAACGATTTTGGAACAAAAGATGACGGAGAGACCAGTTCATACAATATGATTAGGGCCCCAAGAATGCCAGAAAATTTAAAAGATGCAATGGACAGGATGACAATAATATGAGCACTTATCAAGAGAAAGCTAAAGAATGTAAATGCTGTGGCAAGCATGTTCCGCTGCCGACTGTATTAAAAGAGTATAATGGAAGAGTATTATGCCCAACTACATTTACTAATGTAATTGAATATAAACGGATTTGGAAAGCTGCTGGATACAGGCCCGTGGGCAATATTAGAAAGCATTTTTCTGAATATGTACAGCAAATAGTAGAAGAAACTATTGACAAGAATGAAGACGGCACGATACAATAGATCACTAAGCAACAATAGCTTAGTTGGTTAAAGCCCCGAACTCATAATTCGGTAATCGTAGGTTCAAGTCCTACTTGTTGCACTAGGAGACCACATGGATGATGATGAGAAGCTATCAATGTATATTGAAATGGGTGCAGTTGAGTTAGCAGGCATGGATGAAGATGGAGAATTTATTTTCCAAATTACAGAAAAGGCAAAAGAAATTGCTCCAGAATTGTGGGAGGCTCATCAAGAGCATGTTGATAGATCATTAATTCAATTGTATGAGGCGGGCTTAATAAATGTAACCTACAATGATAATCTTGAAGCAACAATAGAAATGTCACAAGAAGGACATGAAATGGCAAAAGATTTAGGATTGGTAGAGATTAATATGCATGAAGAAGATATCCCAAATGATTAGTTAAATGCCTTCGTAGCTCAGAGGATAGAGCAGGACTCTTCTAAGGTCTTGGTCGCAGGTTCGACTCCTGCCGACGGCGCAATGCGGATGTTGCATATTGG